ATACAATACGTATTGTCCTGCCTGTTTTCAGAAAGGAATAAGGAATGGTGTTACGAAATATGAATACTACCCTTTTGGAAAGTCACCAAAGAATGGTACTATTAAGGCTATAAAGTGTGCTAGGAAGAATAAAGAAGGTATGCCTGACACTTGTGGATGGGGGTACGATTTATGAACATGAAAATATGGTGGTGGGAGGTTGACGATAGTTTGTGTATTTATTGTAGGAAGCATTGGAGAGATGTTCTTTCTAACGCCAAATGTGAATGGTATGACCATTGGTCAAATCACTGCACTGATCAAGTCTGTATGGATTGTTACGAAAAGGAAGGGCTAGGGTTGTTAGAATGAAACGCTGTAAATTATGCGACGGTCAAATTCGTCAAACCAAATACGAAGGATTCTGTTATCAATGCTGGCACGACAACGATGGTGACTATGGAGGAATGGTTGGAATCATTGAGTGAGTGGATTAAAGGTTCTGAATAAAGAACTCTGCAACCTTGCGCCTGTTGTTCTCAAAAGCAGGTCTCATGAATGGCTTAGGGCCACCGCTTGGACCTGTGCCTTCTGGTTGTCCGTATTCAACATGAGGTGCATATTCTACATTGGTTCCAATAACTTTCACCAAATAATCTCTTTTGACGTTAATAGAGGCACGTAGACGGCCTGTATCTACTGGGACAATACGTTGGGCCTCCAAAGACATTGCGTCAGCAGTATCGTCTAATGCGTGATCCAACACTTCTGGATGTTTTTCAGCTATCTTTTGTAAAGTAGATTGAAACTTATCTCCACCTTTTATTGTAATTCCCATCAGTATCCTAGTACTTCATCTACTGAAGCATCGCCATACTTTTCTTTCCATTTCTTTTTAATTATCTTTTCACCCTGTTTATACGCCGCCATGCGCTGTGCCTTCATAGCTTGTTTACGAGCTACATATTCGCCTTGCTTCCATGATAACTCATTAGCACATTCCTGACAAAAACCATTACTTAGGATGTGAACTCGCATTGATCCTGCTCTACATTTTTTACAACTACTCATTTTCTTCCTCTTTTGGTAAACACGTGCAACCGTCATGGTCATCACCATCCCAGCCACAGTAACAAATCATGGAACCCTCATTAAAACAGTACGTTGATTAGGGTGTAATAAAGAATTGCCTCTCAAAGTAAAACCATAAGTTGCTCCTACTTGCTGTTGTAATTCTATTAACTCATTCATCAACAATCCTTCAGCAGGTATTTTACTATCTAATTCTTTATGAGCATCACAAGTCCTAGCCCCTGATGCAACAACTAATGTGTATCTGAAAGGTTTCTTACGAACCTTCTCCTGTTTTTGATATGATGCTAATCTACCTTCATTGGTTACATTAATTATTTCAGTTCTCGCAATCCTAGTTAATTTGTAAGCTTCTGTGTTTATCACCTTTTGCATTTCTGCAACCGTGTTAGGAATACTACGACCTTCTACTATAGCATTGTTAATCTCAGCATTTAATTTTGCACTAAGTACTGTAGACAACTCATTGTAGTTATTTGTTTGCACTTGACCTGATTGTAAAGCCCTTATTGCATCCTCATCTGCCTGATCAAAATCTATTGCTAATGTTTCTGCTTTATATACTAAATCACTCGTTTCTCCTTTTTCAAGGCCGTTTACCCCCCCTTTTTTCTTATCAGCAGCATTTATCTGACGTACTCTAGCCCTTGCCCATGAATATCCTGCATCACCACCCCAAAGTAAATGTGCAACATATCCTGCACTTGGATTGTTAGGATTGCCCCAATCTTTGCCCTGCCTGTCTACTTGATGCCTGTCAAAGAATGCTTTCATACGTTTTACAGTTTTAGGAGATAAGTTCTTACGATTCTTAATATCTCTAGCTCTCGCAACTCCTATCTCAGTTCCACCTCTGCCAAACTCTTTACGATACTCTAATCCTTTAGCAGCTTCTTTAGCCATTGCTGATGTTGGCTTAAAATTAATATGAGAGTACTTATCCTGTTTCTCTAATACTTTAACCTTATCTTCTAATGCTGCTGATTTAAAACCATGAATGTAAGCATCTCGCATTTCATCATTTACCAAATTTCTAAGATCCTGTGATAATGAAATCATCAACATTGGTAGCATTTCATTTAACTCTGAAAATGATTTGGCAGAACGAAGCTTACTTACTTCTCTCTTAATAGTAATTGCTAAATTTCTATCTAAGGCTGAAACAAGTCTGCTCGTTCGCTTGGCTCCTCTTCCACCTGCGACGTTGGCATACTTGCTAAGTTTGTTTCTGGTAATATTAATTCTCCTTCTTCATCTAAATCTACAGTAATTCCTACACCTTGGAATGCAGCAATAACATCTGCTTTAGTTCTTAAATTTGCTAAATGTTGTTGCTCATTACGTTCATCAATATCATTGAATACAACTTCCCAATCTGTTACTTTTAAAATTTCTGCTAACGGCTCAAAGAAACCTTTAACCAATATTTGTTGCGTTTCTGTAATTGTTCTATCCATCATAGATAACTGCTCACCCTCTGCATTCAATCCACCAACACCAGATACATCACCAACTGCTAATGGCATAATTCCATACGCTGCATTAATATCCTGATTAATTTTATCCATATACGGGATCATGCCTGATTCATTTTGACTTGGCATAATAGATACAAACTTAGCTCCAGACTGTCCTTCGCCTGATGATATAATAGGAACAAAGTTAGGGTTTCTCCTAGTTTCTTCAGCTATGTACTCTCCTAATCTATTAAGAGCTGTTTCATCTAAGTTAGGAATATCTAAGAAACCTTTAGGTGGTCTTTCTAATCGAAACAATTTGTTTTGGTATGCTTCAATTGCCAAAGCAGTTTCTATTTTTTTAGAAAGACCGATAATTGGTGATTCACCATAAAGGCGAGCTGTAGAACTATATTTGTTAAAATGTATTATCTCATCTCTTGCAAAAGGAATGTCACCTTCTGCATCTTCAAATGTATATGCAATTAATTCTAAACTAGTGCCACATTCTGCACAAGCTGAACCATTCATTGTTTTTCTACAAGTAGGACAGAATCTATTTTCGGTCTGAAATTTACCAAACCTGTCTGTGTTAAATCGCATGTACTTAGAATCTTCAACCCATAATTGAGATACTTGCTTTCCTAATATTCTACCTGATTCATCTTTAACATAATCATAAACAATAGACACCCAAGCGTCGTCAAATACTTCTAATTGCCTGATAAGAGCTTTACAAAATTCAGCTCCTGTTAAATCTGTTTCACCATTAGAAGGGTCATTTAACAAACGTTCAAACAAGTTTTGTTGATCTGCACTTGGATTTTCTACAGTTTGTTCTAACCTGTATCCTTTAGCTACAGTTTGTGATGCTATCCTAGTCACAACTGTTTGTAAATGAGAATAATTAATTGATAAATCTTCCAGATGATGTAAGTTATAAGGAGGATCTATACGCATCGGCCCAGTGCTTCCCATAGCAGGAGCCATATCGTAAACAGGAGTTCTAGCTTCTTTTTCAATCTTATTCATATTTCCATCTAAATATGCCTGAACACGACTTTGCTTTGGCTTGCTCCTAAATCTGTCAAAGAATCCCATACTACCAGTCTGGGTCAGACCTCTTTGCTCTAATAAGCCTTTCTCTATTATCGGCTTGATATATGTAGTTTTTAATCGCAGGCTCTAAGAATTTAGCGACAGTGACTCCGTGCGTTTTAGCTAATACTTTAACATCCTCTCGAACTCGGTTGTCAATGCCTTTTAACTCTAATCGAGCCATTAAGACGACAGACCTCTTTGAATGCTTTGTATAGCAACATTAGCCATGCCAAAAGAGTGAAAATTGGTGTAAAGGCCTGTCATCGGTATTGCTAATGCCCAGTGCCCTTTATATATTTTGTTTAGTCTGCTAAACCGTAATCACTGTAGTCATCCTGTAGCCTTTCTCTTTTATCTCGAATTGCTTTAGATGGCCTGAACTCTTTGTATTTATTTTGAACTTTTCTTCTAGCTCTCTGTATTGTTTCTGTGTTTGGAGCATAGTGGAGTAGATCATACAAATCGGATAAGAACTTCTCATTCTCACACTGCTTTCCACTGTTGCTTGTTGCTAAATAATATTCTCTTAAAACAAGATACTCTAAGTAAGTAGTGCTATCTCTGCAAACTATATTGTCTTTGAGATGTTTACGAACTACATCTTCTGTCTTATCTAAATTTTTAAATGCATCATAAGCCATTTTTTATATCCTCCCTAATCTTAGTAGTCCATGCTTGAGTCGATCCTACTGATTTTAATTTTCGCATATTTCTTTCTCCGTTTTTACAAACACTTTTAGTCAAACATCCCTCTCAAAGCCCAATTCTTAAAATCTCTTTTGGTTAATAAATATTCTCTAACTATAGATACTTCATCCTCAATCTTCTTTACCCTATCATAATATAAATCATGTAGCCTAGAAAAGTCGGATCTGAGAAGATGGATTCTTTGCCTTAACCATTCTTTCTCTTCTTCATGCTGGTCTTTCATTTCCTGTATCTCCGCTACAAGCTTAGCTATGGTTGATGCCATTTATTTCACTTCCAAATTTATTAATTTATATCCTGTCCATTTTATCAAATCAGGGTCAGATTCAGAAGCTTTTACTGCGTATTCATCTTTAATTCTAACCCAGCCATAATTATCTTCACCTATAAAGTTTTTAGAATAATCAGACTCAATCTGTACGATTCCCTTTTGTGATAAGGTGCTTAGCAAGGCTCTTACTT